GCCTCGCTCACCCCATCAGCCAGGTTGATCTGCCCTCCGCCTTCTGCATTCTGCATTCCGCCTTCAGCCTCCTGCTCGAACCGCAGCTTGCGTCCATCCTCGAACACGATCACGACCACGTCGTCGGACACACGCCAGTCGATGGGCACGACGGGCATTTTCCCCAGCGGCTCGACGGTTTGGGCCAGGCGCTGGACAACCTCAGGGATGGGAGTGTTCATTCTCACCCCGTCACGTTGTTCTTGTGCAGCGCGCGCCAGTTGGCCACACCGTAGGTCAGGAACTGGCGGATCTTGATGCGGCTTTCATCGTTCGTGAACATCGCCGCATCGCGCTCGCCGCCCGCAACGAAAATCTCGGGCATGATGCCGAAGATCTCGCCCAGCATGGCGCCAGGCAGCAGGTCTTTGTCAGCGGCCGCCGCCCAATCCGTCGCGTCGGTCCACTCGGGCACCACCAGGGGCTCGGCCTTCTGGTAGGCCATGTTGGTGCCGCCTGCGTTCCACTCTTTGAGGAACAGGTCTTCGGCCTGCCCAGCCTGATCCTGCGACACCAGGCAGTATTTCGGGCGAATGCCCTGGGCCTTGCCCGTGCCGTAGGAACCCGCGGCCTGCTTCACCAGCATCGGCTGCTTGAACATCGCCGTTTCCACCGCCCGCCAGGCGACCAGGTCGGTGCCCAGCGCCGTGGTCAGCAGGTTCTTGTGACCGCCCAGGGTGGTCGTGACCACCGCATTGAACAACGCTCCGCCGTCCGACATAGTCGGCCCTGCGCCGCTGTTGACCGTGAAGATGGAGGCGATCTTCTCGGAAATATTACGGATGCCGCCCATGGCCGCCTCCGTGGGCAGTCGCCTGAAAGCGCCCACGTTGTCGTTGATGATGTCTTCCAAATACAGCCCGATGTATCCGCCATATTTCGACCAGTCGGTCGTCTCGCCCACGTCGCCCAACGGCAGTTCGGTGTAGGCGTTGCCTTTGGTGATCGACGGCAGGGTGCCGATCGTGCCCGTGATGATCCAGTCCACCTGCTCCAGGTTTTCGAAATGCTCGATGCTGGTGATCTTCTCCCACCATCCATACACCTTGCGCAGCTTCTCCCACGCCTGCACCAGGCGCTTGTTCATGGCGTTCTTGGTCACCACCGTGAACGAGACCGCCGCGCCCAGGGCAAACTCCTCATAGAAGCCGCCGTGGAAGAACTTGTCGCCCGTGCCCGACAGGTAGGCCTCACGGATGCCAGACAGGCGATGCACCTTGATGCCCGCCTCTTTCGGGTCGCGCTCGACCTCGAGCAGGTCTTCGAGCGCCAGGCGGAACTGGTCGGCGTCCGAGAACATATTGGTAACGCGGGCAGGTCCCACCACGGTCTGCCCCGCAGTCAGGGCCGAAACTTCCTCGCGGGCTTCCTGGATGGCCGCTTCCAATTCGGGCGCTTGGAACGCGCGCCCGTTGAACTGCTTGCGCAGGCGGGCCTGCGTCACCGCAGGCAGCCGCGAGGTGGCCAGGCTCGACTCGAGCAGGTTGCTGCACAGGGCGATCAATTGCCCCTCGCCATTGTTACCAGGCGCAGGGCTGGCGGCCAGTGTCGGGGCCGAGCCTTCGGGCATGACCTCGTCGGTCGGGAGGACTTCGTCCTCTCCGACTTCGAGGACCGCCCCATCACGACGAACTTTCTTTTTCATGGTCTCTCCTTTGGAAAAATGTTGGGACGCGCTTTGCGCGCCAGTCACGGCGGGCAAAGCCTCGCCGACGATCTCTAACTTCGCGTTCACCAGGGTCGAAAGCAGCCCCGTGTCGTCGACCGCGGGCGTGTTCACCGCGCTGGTCTCTTTGCCCTTCGGGTTCGAGAAGACCAGCTCGCACAGTACCTTCCCATGCTCTGTCTGATATTCCCGTCCTGGGTAATGCACACACTCCACCCAGCGCGAGCCGCACACCGAACAGAAAATATCGTCATAGAACCAGCCAATCGAAAAACGGTCGATGCGGCCTTCCACGTAGTCGGTCATTCCCTGGCGTGTGGTCAGGCGGACGACCTGCACGATGTGCTCGCCGTCCAGGCTCGACTCCAGGATCGTTCCATCCCGCGCGCCAATGTCCCAGGTCGCATGGTTGCGCAGGAACGGCTGCCCCACATACGAGGCCGCCAGCGCGGACAGATCCTCATCGCGGAAGGTCAGGAAATTCCGATTCCGTCCCCGCCTGAACACTTGGGCGGGAAAATCCAAATGCTCGATCACGCCGCTCTCGATCTCAGCCAGCAACTCGGCGCGGCTTTTGGGCAGCGCGGGCGCGCCGCTCGCCAGCACCGCCTCACCGTATGCCTCGACGGCGGGCAGTCCCTTGAATGCTTTCTTGTCTCTCTTGGTCATGCTCACTCCTCTTTGGGGTCTTCGGGGCTGGGATTCGGTTCAGGCTCCGAAGGGTCGGCGGGCGTGGCTTCGCCCTTTTTGTAGCGCGGGTCGATCCGAATGGCCTGGAGCAGATCCATTACAGGCTCAAACGGCTCCGCAATCATGCGGTAGATCAGTTTGAGCGCTTCTTCGGCGTTCACCATCTTGCGGTCGAATAGGTCCATCACCACGGGCCAAACGCGGTTGGCGGCCAGCGCCAGCGACCCGTTATCGCGCTCGGTGATATCGGGCTTCTGTGCCTCGATGGCCGCCGTCGGCTTGACCCTCTTGTCGAACCTCGCGCGCACCTCGACCACCACCTGCGCCAGGTCGATCAGCATCGCCACGAATTCCAGTTGCACCTGCTCCAATGTCCGAAACGTGGGCGTGCCCGCCGCCTCCGCTGTCGTGCGCGTGCTGCTCTCGGGCTCCGCCAGCCAGTGCAGGGGAAACACCACCCCCGCCGCCACGAACTTCTTGATCGCCAAAATGTCCTGCTGCGCGTCATAACTGTCCAGCTTCGGCGAAACCACCTCCCATGTCTCCGCTTCATCCTTCACCAGGATCGACCCAGGCTCGGGCGGGTTCGTCAGCAATTCCTTCTGCCGTGTCTTCTTTTCCGTCTCGGACTTCCACAGCTTCGACACCACGAACAGGAACGCATTGCGAAAACGATTAAGCCGCGCGCGGTCTTCCAGCAGGGACGAGAGTCGCCCAATCCATGGCAGCATCGGGGCCAGGTCAGGCTCGCCCCACTTCGCACCCACGGGTCGGTTGACCACGTAGTGGAGCATGAACTGCGTTTGTTCCTCCTGCGGGTTGTACGCGGGCCACGGCGGGAGTTGATGATCCTTGGGGATGAAATAGGTCTCTTGCATCACATCCCCGTCCACGGTCTGAATGTCCCTGATGGCGTCGGCTGCCACGGCCCGCACATAGATCATTCCCGTGTAGGGATCCACGCTGCACAGGAAAAACATATTCCCCGCGCGGGTCATCTCATCCATCCAGCCCTTCAATTGGCTCCCGATTTTGTTGAGGCGATGGTTCCACCAGTCCTGAATGAACTTGTCGGTTGCTTTGTGCTTGGTGGAAAGCGAGATCCCCTTCCCTACCGTGAACGCCGTGATGATGCGCACAATGTTTCGCGCGATCGGGTTCACGCGCCACGCGCGCAGGCACTCGCTCAAGACCTTGTCACGGTCGTAATCGTAGCGGTCGGGATAGAACCGCGAAGCATTGCCGCCGAAGAACACGTCGTCGGTCTCTACAGGCCCAGCCAATTCAGCCGCGATCTCGCGCCCGATCGGTGTGCTGAGCGCCCACTTCACCGCGCGGGTCACCAGGGATGTACGTTGACGAACTTTAATAGCCATAATGACTCCTCAAAAATTGCTATCCATCGCACGCAGCGGATCGACACCAGGCACTACCAGCGTGTCAGATTGGATCGACCATTCCTGCTTGTCCAGCACCGCCATCAGCGAATCCGCCACGGGAATATCGTCATGCACCAGCTCGCCCTCATGCCGCGTCCCGTCCTTCACCCCCCACCTCATCGTCTTCGCAGGCCCTGGCAGGATCTCGCTCTTGCAATACTGGTACTGGATGCGGCTCTCGTCCGTGGGACAGCAATCGCGCACGCGCCCCGTCTCGATCACTGCCAGGTAACCGTAACCCAGCTCGCTTTTCACCTGCGCCGAGAACTTGATCGGGATGACGCGCGTCGGGTGCGCCTTGTCCATCATCGCCCACAGCCCCTCGCCCACTCCCGTCGCATCTATCACGATGTACAGCGGCCCCCAGGCATCCGCCAGCGCAGACAGCTGCCCGAACACCTTCAGGTGACTCAGGCCCTGCCAGCCCAGCCGCTTCACGATCCGATAGGTCGGCGCCTGCAGAAGCTCCAGCGATGAGAGATCCACATCCACAATGGACAGCCGCGTGTAATCGCGCCCAGGGTTGCCCATCCCCTCTAGGTCGGGCAGCGCCTCATCCTGCCCGCCCACGTCCACAAGAAAACCGTACACGTGCCCCGCCGTCGGCTGCGCCTGCTCGGGCTGGTCGCCCAGCATCAGCGCCAGCCGGCCCGCATAAAACATCCCTGCCACCGCATCGATCTCTTCGCAGAAATACTGCGTCCTCACCAATGGGTGTTGCCTGCCCAGCTTCTTCACCACGTTGTCCACGTGCGTCCCGTACCATGGCACCACCTTGCGCACGTCGTCCGCCGTAAAGAGAAAGACTCGCCGCATCCCGTCCCGCTGTTCCGCTTCGCGCGCCGCGTGGATCTCGCGCGCCAGCAGCGTCGAGGAGGTCCACACCGTCCCCGCAAAAAGGCGCGTCCCGTTCGTGCTCGCCGTCATCGGTTCGCTCTTCTTGTCGTATACCGCCGCCTCGATGTCCTGCGCCTCGTTGACGATCAGCAGCAGCGACGCGGTCGCGCCCACCACGTTTGCCTTCCCATCCCCCGAGAGGAAGGACACCCACGCCCTGCCCATTCGCCGTATGAAGTCGCTGCGCTTGCGCCAGCGCTTGCGCGTCAGCTGATGCGAGTCCAGCGCCGCCTCGAAGCGCATCATGGCCGTTTCGGTTTGCGGTTTATAGGTCGGGTTGAATTCCACGATGCCCACCGGCAGGAAGGAGAACAGGCCCAGCAGCCACGCCTTCAACCACACGAGGAACTCATCTTTTCCCGACTGGCGCGGGAACACGATCACGAAGGTCATACCCAAATGCTGGCGGATGGAATGCAGCAGCGCCGGCACCACGGCCAGCTGATAGAAACGCAGCTGCACACCGCCTTGGGCCGCGTAGCTTTCAAGACTCCGCGTCACTTCCCGAATCCGCCGCACCAGCGACGGTCTCAGGGAGGGCAAGGTAGTCGAGGATACCGAGGTCAGATCTGGCAAGGAATAAGCCTTCTTCAATCTCTTTTTCGAGCTGGCCCGCATCGCCGATCAAAAGGGCGTGGACCTGCAAAAGGTGACCGATGTCTCGTATAGCTTCCAATTGCACGCGGAGTGTCTTGAGCGCCTCGTCAGTGTAAAGCGCTGGGTCGGCAAGCGGCCCGTCCAACTTATCCGAGGTCCGCTCGACGAACCCTCGCAGCCAGGTGATTTCACGCGCAAGAGACAGCTCCACCTTCTTGGCGTCCGCCACGTGGGTCGCCCAATAGCCGTGCTTGAGCGCGTTCTTATTGCCGGGCTGCCCGCCAGGTTTCGCGCCTGGCGTCTTCGCCCGCGACTTCCGCACCCGTCCACCTTTGGCTCCTTTGGTCCCGTTGTCTGCCACATCATGGCCCCTTCAATGCGTTGAGAATATTGATCAGGCTCATGATCCCCCCGCCGAACGCCAGCCAGGCCACAGTCTCGAAACGTGTGCGCGAAGTCTCCACCGTCCGCAGGCGCGTTTCCTTATCGCCATCCTTCTCCTCCAGCTTGGCGATGCGCTCATCCATCAGCGCCAGCGTCAGCGTCAGAACCTGCTGCTCCTTCGCCGCAAGCTGCGCCTGCAGCTCCTCGACCGTGAGCGTCACAACCGCGGCCCTTCGAAGCCCATGAACCTTGCCCAGGCATCGACAGCCCGCGCCCACTCCATCAACCTGCGAAATTCCTCCCCTAAATGCGGCGCACTTCCCGCATTTGGGGGAGGTGCCGCAGGCGGAGGGGGCGCGGAGGGGGCTTCCGCCCGCGCATACTCACGATTGCCGATGCTCAGACACACGAACTCCTGCTGTAAACCGCCAGGGTTATCACTCACCCTCCCCCACTTCTGACTCCCTCCCTGCATGTACACCTCAAAAACGGTAAAACCCTCCCCGTTGCTCATCTTCCGCTTGATATTGAGCACGTTGAGGGTTGTCATCTGGGCGCGCACATTCAGCCCGTCAGGATT